AACCGATTAATTTAATATATATGTTTAACACGCAAACCGTACCAATGACGAATAATAGTAGTCAAGTACAAAAAGGACAAAAAGTAAACGATGTTTACAAAACTTACGACTTATCAATTTTTAAACAAATTGATGGAAACAGAGTTCCTAATCTACAACACATTAAAAGGCTTTCAGAAAGCATTCGTGTTTATGGAATGAAATGCAATCCAATTTTAGTAAATGATAATTTTGAGGTAATTGATGGCCAACATCGTTTGATGGCAGCTAAAGAAGTACAAACATTTGTTTACTATGTAATGATAAACGGATATTCACTTAACGAAGTACACACATTGAATCTAAACCAAAAAAATTGGACTAAAAAAGATTTTATGGATGGATATGCAAATATGGGAATTGAATCCTATATTAAACTAAAATATTTTGTTAATAAAAATGAAGACTTTACATTTAGTGATTGTATTGCTTTATGTCAAAATACAGGAAGTGCAACATCAAGAACTTTAAAAGTTCAAATAGCAGATAAAAGCGATATTAAGTTATCTGGAAATGCACAAATATTTGAGCAAGGAACTTGGAAAACAGGAGATATGGATTTAGCTCAAGATATGGCAAACAAAATTAGAATGATTCAACCATATTACGCAGGTTACAATAGGTCATCTTTTGTTATTGTTTTAATGAGCTTATTTAAAAAAGATATTTTTGATTTTAACGAGTTTATGCACAAAGTAAGACTTCAACCAACAGCATTAGTTGATTGTGCAACAGCAGGACAGTATAGAACTTTAATTGAGGACATTTACAATTACAAGAGTAGAAACAAAGTAAGCCTTAGATACTAATGAAAGTTCGTTGTTCAGCAATAGGAAAAATTATGTCAGCACCTCGCAATAAGAGTGAGGTGCTTTCACAGACTGCAAAGACTTACATTCACGAGTTAGTCTTACAAGATAAATACGGAATCAGAAAAGAGTTCAGCTCACGTTACACAGATAAAGGAAACGAAGTTGAAAACGAATCAATCAACTTAGTAAACGAAGTGCTTGATGTTGGATTCATTTACAAGAATGAGGAGTTTTTTGAAAACGATTGGATTACAGGAACTCCCGATGTAAACACGGATGAAGTATTGTTAGATGTTAAAAGCTCTTGGGATGGCACAACGTTTCCATTCTTTGAAACTGATATACCCACAAAGGATTACTTCTATCAATTACAGGGTTATATGTGGCTAACAGGTAAACAACAGTCAATGCTTTGTTATTGTTTAGTTGACACACCTGAGTTAATGGTTGAGGATGAAATAAGACGCACTCACTGGAAGTTGAATCTAATGGAGGAAAGTTTAGACCTAAGAGACGAAATTCAAAAGAAGCACATCTTTAGCCACATTCCAAAGAATCGCAGAGTGAAAGTCTTTTATGTACAGAAAGACGAAGCAGTAATTGAACGAATTAAGGAACAAGTAGAGCTTTGCCGAGAATATTACAACACATTAATAAATTTCTTATGAAAGCAAGAGAATTGATAAAAGAAATGATAGTTGAATTAATCGATAAAAATTCAGAGCAACATTTAAAAATTAACAAACTTTACGAAGAAATCGCTGAATTGAAAGAAGCTAACTTTAATTTGAATAGGGAAATAAAATTTATGAAAAACACAATAACATTTGAACCATGAATCAGAAAATAGAAGACCCAATTGTTCTAAAAGTAATGAGTAAGTTTTACGAACGTTCACAGCGTGGAATAGATAAATATGGAACTATGTTAACACGAACTGATTTGGATGCGTTAGAATGGCTTAATCATGCTCAGGAGGAAGCTATGGACTTTTGTCTGTACTTAGAAAGATTAAAAGATGAAGTAAAAACCTTTAAACAAAAATAAAATGAAAGAAAAGAACTTAGCTATTATTATTACATTGTCAGTATTAGCATTGGCATTGTACGGATTTTTTAACCTGGTGTCATGGATTTGGCGAGGCGTATTTTAGTAACAATTAAATAAATATACAATGGAAAACAAAATCAATTCAGGAGCAATCTTTAAAAATGACAAAAAAACGAGTGCAAATCAACCTGATTACAGAGGTAAAGTAAACGTTAACGGAAAAGAAATGGAAGTTGCGTTATGGGTTAAACAAGGAAAGAATGGAAGTTTCTTCTCAGCAGCATTCTCAGAACCTTATGTTGCACCTGAAACAATGGAAAGAGTTCCTGTATCAAATGATGTAGATGATTTACCGTTCTAATGTACATTGATGATGGAGGATTGCGAAAGCAATTAGTGATGTTGCTTCGTACCAAAACACGGAATCAAATCGTTCAAGAGATAAAATCTAACACAGGAAAGTTCCATCAATATCAGATAGACAAATTCCTACAAGGTAAAGACGTAACACTCTGCACTGTTGTAAAGTTAGATAACTACATCTCAAGGGAGATTTACTTAAACAATTTAGAGCCAGTTTAACCACTGGCTTTTTTAATTGTTGAAAACTTTTTTACTACCTGTTTAGATTTTCATCGTATGTTTGATTAGAATTTAATCAATGGATAAACTTTCAACACTTGCAAAACACCATAAAGATTGGCTGAGAATAGTCAACAGCTTTGGTGAATACTTCCTTGCAGAGGATATAGTTCAAGAAACATATATCAAAATTATACGTTTAAATCATATAGATAAGATTGTAACTGACTCTGTGAACAAGAACATCATGTGGTTGATTCTTAGAAGCGTTTACATTGACCATTTGCGAGCAAAGAAAATAGAAAGCGTATCAATTGACGAATGCATCAAACTAAGTTATGATGAAACCAACTTAGAAAAACACGAAGCATTCAATCTAATTGAGCAGAAGATACAGGAAGAGGTGGATACTTGGCATTGGTATGATATAAAGCTATTCAATTTGTACAGAGACACCAACTTATCCATGCGTGAGATAGCAGAGGAGACAGATATTAGTTTAACATCTATCTTCAACACGTTAAAGAACTGCAAGGAAAGACTTCGAGAAGCAATTGGAGAAGAATTTGAGGATTATTTAAATGAAGATTTTGAATTAATAAAATAGATTATGGCAAAAACACGAACACCAAGAAAGAAAGCTGAAGGATTAGGAGATACAATAGAACAAATCACAGAGGCAACAGGAATTAAGAAACTCGTTAAGTTCATTGCAGGAGATGACTGTGGATGTGATGCACGCAAAGCAAAGTTGAATGCGATGTTCCCATACAACAAACCAGAGTGCTTAACTGAAGTTGAATACAATTACTTAAATGAAACGCAGGTATTGTACAAAAACACGATTAAACCAAGTGAGCAGGATGAAATCCTAAAGATATACAACCGTGTATTCAAAGTGCGTCAAGAGCCTACATCATGTGCAAGTTGCCTAAGAGAGATTGTAGTTAAGATGCAACGAGTAATGGAGGAGTACAAAGAAGAGGAAACTGCATAAACACGAAATGAGATACTACTTAGTTGACCACGGTAAGGAAATGATAGAAGCTGCTAACAAAGTAACAGAGTATCTATCAAAGCAGGGATTTCACTATGTAGTTTACTTAACAGACGCAGATGGATTAATGTGCGTTGAAGAGATAGATGAGAATGAATTTTTAGACCACTTTAAATACCACCAAAACACGAAATAAAAAATGGCAAAAGTAGGAAGACCAAGAAAGGTTGAAAAACCTGATGATATGTTAGATATGTTCAAAGCATATAAGACATACGTAAAAGAAAATCCAAGATACAAGTATGTAATGAACCAAAGAAGCGGAGACATGGTTGCAGAACCTCTTGAAGTTCCATTGACTTTGGAAGGGTTTGAGATATGGACTTTGAATAAATTTGGCTTTCACATTGAGCAGTATTTTAAGAATGTGGAAAAAAGATACGAAGAATTTGTACCCATCTGTACACACATACGCAAGGAAATCCGCAGAGACCAAATTGAAGGAGGTATGGTTGGACAATACAACGCATCAATCACACAGCGTTTAAACGGATTAACTGAGAAAGTAGAAAGCACAATCATAACAGAACAACCATTGTTCCCAGATGTTCAAGAGAACGACAGCGATAAATAAAATACTTGCGTTAAAAAAACGAATCAAGATAATTCAAGGTGGAACATCAGCAGGTAAGACCTTTGGTATCCTCCCTGTATTGATTGACCGATGTACTCGCTATCCAAACTTAGAAGTTTCGGTTGTAGCTGAATCCATCCCACATTTGCGAAGGGGTGCTTTGAAAGACTTCATCAAGGTGATGAGGTGGACAGGACGTTACATTGAAGATAGATTCAATAAGTCTCTTCTAAGATATGAGTTTGGCAATGGAAGTGTAATGGAGTTCTTCTCAGCAGATGATTCATCTAAACTCAGAGGAGCAAGGCGTGACGTTCTCTACATTAACGAGTGCAACAACGTGAGCTTCGAATCTTACAATGAGCTTTCCATCCGTACAAAGAAAGAGATATTCCTTGACTTCAACCCAGCTAATGAGTTTTGGGTACACACTGAACTGAAAGACGAACCTGATTCAGATTTCATTATCTTAACCTACAAGGATAACGAAGCACTTGATGAATCAATCGTAAGCCAAATTGAAAAGAACCGTGAGAAAGCAGCTACCTCATCCTATTGGGCGAATTGGTGGCGGGTATATGGACTTGGAGAAATTGGAAGCCTTGAGGGAGTAATCTTCAACAACTGGAAAACAATTGACACCATACCAAGCGAGGCTAAGTTAATAGGAATCGGGTTAGACTTTGGATACACGAATGACCCGACATCAGCGATTGAAGTCTACAATTGGAATGGTAAACGAATAGTAAACGAAATATGCTACCGTACAGGAATGGTGAACTCAGACATCGCTAAGGTGTTACCAAGCCATGTTACTATATATGCGGATTCCTCAGAACCGAAATCAATTGAAGAGATTCGAAGGTTCGGCAAAATGATTAAGGGCGTAACAAAGGGAACTGATTCAATCAGGTTTGGGATTGACATCATGCAACGACAGGAGTATTTAGTTACATCTCAAAGTACGAACCTAATCAAAGAGCTTAGGAGTTATTGCTGGTCACTAAAGAAAGACGGTGACAAAACAAACGTACCTATTGACCATTTCAATCACGCTATTGACGCATTACGATATCACGAAATGGAATCATTAGGATTAAAAAGTAACTATGGAAAATACTTCATCAGATGATTTACCTATGCTCAAAGCAGTGGTGGAAGATTACATCTACGTAAAGACGGGAAAAAAAATAAAGATTATCTTTGATGAACCAATGAAAATGAGACTGCACTTTCAAATGTTATGTGCAGCATATGATATAGTACAGGTACAACAAAACACTAAATAAATCGTTTTAATATTATGAAGTTAGAAATTAACGTTCCATCAAGCCTAAGTGAAATTCCATTAAAGAATTATCAGGAGTTCCTGAAAGTTCAGGCAGAATCCAATGATGAGGAATTTGTAGCTCAAAAGATGATTGAGATATTCTGCGGACTTCAACTAAAAGACGTTGTTAAAATGAAGCTAACATCTTTGAATGAGTTGATAGTTCACTTCACAAAGTTATTCTCTGAGAAGCCAGCATTCAAGAACAAATTCACGATTAAAGCTAACGAAACTGAAATTGAGTTTGGGTTCATTCCTGAATTGGAATCAATATCATTTGGTGAATACGTTGACTTAGAAAATCACCTTACTAAATGGGAAGACTATCACAAAGCAATGGCAGTAATGTACAGACCAATTGTTAAAAGACATAAGGACAAGTACGATATTATGCAATACGAACCAAATGTTGACTTTCAGGAAATGATGAAGTTTGCACCTTTGGATGTAGTGATTGCAAGTAGTGTTTTTTTTTGGAGTTTAGGAAACGAGTTATTGCAGGCTACCCTGAATTATTTGGAGAAGGAGATGGAGAAGAACAAGGAATTGCAAATGACTTTTCAGAAACAACTCAATTTGCCAAGCGATGGGGATGGTATCAATCAATATATGGACTTGCTAAGGGAGACATTACCAGATTTGACGAAGTTACCGAACTCAGACTTACTAAATGTCTCACCTATCTCGTTTTCGAAAAACAAAAAAACGAAATCGAACACAGACAATTTAACCGTAATTTAAAACGATGACAGGATACTACACAATTTTAGACAAACTAAAAGGACACTTTGATGGTGACCCTATCGTGAACACGGTTACTCAAGGTGACATCTTTCAGGTAGACTTGAATAAGCAGACTATCTTTCCATTAACTCATATAATGGTCAACAGTTCAACGCTTACTCCAAACACACAAACATTCAACGTATCTATTCTTGCGATGGATATTGTAGACATTTCCAAAGCTGAGGTAACTGATACATTCCAAGAGAACAACAATGAGTTGGATGTACTAAACACTCAGCACTCTGTTTTAAATCGTGCTTATCAGCAAATGATGCACGGTAATTTATGGGATGATTTGTTTGTGATTGAAGGGCAACCAAACTTAGAACCATTCACTGAAAGATTTGAGAACTATCTTGCAGGATGGACAATGACATTTGATATCACAGTACCAAACGATATGACTATCTGCTAATGGCTTTTAATATTAACCTACCACAAAAACACGCAAGATATAATAACCTTGCTTCATTTCCTCAGAGGGGTGATAGCTCTATTTTGTACGTTGCAATTAATACAGGTAAATTGTACACGTGGACGAATTCATCTTATGTTATTGTAGATAAAAAATATGCTTCATCTTGGGGTTCTATTAGTCAAGCTCCTGAACCAACCGAACCAACTTATTTAGTAGTGGAATGACCAAATCAGAACTTCAAATAGAATTAGAAAAATTCCGTGACCAAGTAATTGAAGAAGCTAAGGAAAACCTGAGACGACTTGGAAAGGATGGGGGGAAACTTATTGATTCAATTGAGGGCAGAGTACAGGCAAACGAAAACTCTTTTGAGATGGAGTTCTCAATGGAAGATTACGGTATCTTTCAGGATAAAGGAGTTTCAGGTAAAAGAAAAAAGTACAACACTGAGTTTACCTACAAAGATAAGATGCCTCCTCCAAGAGCATTTGATAAATGGATTGTAAGAAAAGGAATTGCTCCAAGAAATAAAGGAAAGTTTGCATCAAGGAAATCACTTCAGTTTATGATTGCACGTGGCGTTTATATGAACGGAATTAAACCGAGTTTATTCTTTACTAAACCATTTGAAAAAGCATTTAAGAAATTACCTGATACTTTGGTTGAAGCATTTGGATTAGATGCAGTAAAATTATTTGACGAATCAATATACTTAACACAAAAATAAATGGCAATTTTTGCACGCTCACCTTACATCGTAACAATCAATGAGACTGCTCAGATTGAAACGAAAATTGAAATCTTTCTTTGGAATGGTAACACTACTCCAATGCCTGCTTCACCTGCTTATACATTAAGCAAGAAGATACCTTCATCAAATGCACCTGCAACTTACTATGACATTTCTCCATACATAAAAGAGTACATTGACCACAATCAATTGCAATCAGTTACAACAGGGAATCCTGTAACTCCTGCTGCTCAATGGTGCTGGGTAGGTTTAAAGATTTACAAGAAAGTAAGCACAATCTTTATTCAAGTTGGATTAACTCAGACACGCAGGGCATTCGATGGTTTCGGATATTACACTGATGGATACAATGCTGATTTAGGTTACGTTCATTTATCGCCTGTTGATTCAACATATTATTTGGATGGTTCAGGTAACACAGGACACATTACAATTGAAGGTGCATTTGGTCACTCAATTACATACACAAACTTAAGCACAGGTGCAACTCAGTTCTCTACTTTGAACACGTCAAACGTTAATGATTGGGCAAAGGTATATCCAACATATTTGAATGATGGTAACTTAGTAGAGATATCAAATGGAAGTGGCGTGATTTGGAGTGCGACTTTCAGACCTAAAGAGGAGTGCAAGTACACACCTGTTAGATGTGATTTTGTAAATCGTTTTGGAGCTTGGCAAACTGAATGGTTTTACAAAGCATCAAGCACAGCAATATCAATGGAAAACACGGAGTACAATTTAATGCAATCTACCTATCCGAACTATTCAATACAGGAAGGACAAAGAAAAATGTTCAACACGAACCTTAAACAACAAATCAAGGTGAACACTGACTGGGTAGATGAAACGTTCTCAGAAACGATTAAACAACTAATGGCAAGCGAAAGAATCTTATTAGATAAATCCCCTGTCAAGATAAACACGAAATCAACTGAACTATTCAAAAGCATCAACAACCATATGATAAACTATCAATTGGAATTTGAATACGCTTACGACTTAATTAACTCTGTTGTCTAATGAATAGGAAAGTACAAGTATATATTGAAGGGCAAAGAATCGAACTGTTTAACGATGAGCAGATTCAGGTAAACTCTACTCAGCAGAACATTGCAGATATCTCCAAAACGTACACGGACTTTTCTCAGAGTTTTACCGTACCTGCTTCAGAACTTAATAACCAAATCTTTCAGCACTTTTATCAGACAGATGTAAATGCAACTATTGACCACAACATCAGACGAAATGCATTCATTGAAATTGATTTAACTTTCTTCAGACGTGGAAAGATTCAGATTGAGGGAAGCAAACTAAAGGATGGAAAAGCGGAAAGTTACACGTTAACATTCTATGGTGAAGGCAGAACCTTGTTAGATTACTTTGGGGAAGATTTACTTTCTGATTTAGATTACATACCTTACAATCACGAATACACAGGAACGGAAGTTAAGAATCGCATTGAAGATAACGCTAATACATATGATGTTAAGTATCCTTTAATTACTTCAAATCGTGTATGGACTTATTCAGGTCAAGCACCAACAACAATTTCACCTGCATATTATACTATTCCAACTAACTCTTCACATGACCTTCATCACACATCAGGTCATATGCACTATCAAGAGTTATTTCCTGCATTAAGAGTGCAAAGAATATTTGATGCGATTCAAACAAAATACGGAATTACATTTTCAGGTAACTTCCTAAGCAATGAACGATTTAGTAAATTGTTCCTATGGTACAAAAACAAGAATGAGTTTGTATTCTATTCAGAACCACAACTAATTAATTTTACAAGTCTTTCTACTTCAGGGAATGAAGCAAGTAATTCATTTGATTTAACAAACGATACTCTACACATTCAAGAATTAGCAGGTTTATACAATGGTTCACACGACATCAGTATTAACGTCAATTCAATCTCATCACCAACAGGAGCTACAATAGATGTGTATCAAAATGGAAACTTTATTCAGAGCTTACCTTTTAGTGCAGCAGGTTTATTAACTACTATCTCCATTCCAAATGTTGTAGGTTTAGATTCAATATACCAATTTAAAATTAGAACACACACAGCAGTTACTGTTAGCGTTTCAGTTAGTTACACAATCAGTGCAGTTCTAACAGGATTCTTTGTTCCAATTGCTACTTGTAATGCTACCTGTGCAAATAATGTAATGGTACCTAATATTGATTTATCTGCATTAGCACCATCAATGAAAGTTAGTGATTTCTTTGGAGGTATTTTAAAGATGTTCAATATGACTTGCTACGGAATCACGGAAAACAACTTCCAGGTAGAACCTTTAGATGATTGGTATTCCCAAGGTGCTATTGTTGATATCTCTGAATACACGGACGTAGATACTATTGACATTGATAGAATGAAACTCTATAAAAAGATTTCAATGCAATATCAGCAATCTGACTGTTTTCTAAATAAGCAATTTACTCAGCTCTTCAATCGTAACTATGGAGATACATCATATCAGTACAATTATGATGGTGATGAGTTTACTTTACAAGTTCCTTTTGAGAATCTATTGCAAAACAAATTTACAGGTACCGACTTACAAGTAGGATACTCACTAAACAATGAGTTTGCACCATACATTCCTAAACCTGTTTTATTGTATCAATACGATAACAAAGATGTTTCTTTCCATTTTAATGATGGCAGTTCAACAGGTCTTATTTTAAATTACACGCCATTTGGGCAAGACTTATACACGAACTTAACTGACTACACGTTAAACTTTGCTCCTGACATTTCAACGATGTTAAATGTGCCTGTACAACAAACGTTATTTGGGACTTATTATTTTAGTTATTTGTATAACTTATACAATCTGAAGCAAAGAATTGTGAAGGTAAAAACGATGTTGCCTATTAGCTTGCTTACTGGTTTACAATTAAACGATAGATTAATCATTAGAGATAAAAGATACATCATTAACTCAATGCAATCCAACCTAACAACAGGCGAAGTAAACTTTGAATTAATATTAGACTTCAGACCGATGGTAAATTCTACTTATCAACCATATGTTGGAGTTGATGGAGGTACAATTGCAGTTCCGATTGACTTTGTTAACGGAGCAATCAGTGCAGAGGTAAGCACAACTGTACCTGACATATTAATTGCACCTACAACAATCGATGCTCCTCAGTATGTTGACATCACTTTACCTCCAAATCCTTCAGGAACTGTCTACCCAATTGATGTTACTTACACTTTGAACAACGGAATCACGGAATTAACAAACATTAATATTATACAGAAATGATAAAGAACATAATCTCAATGCTATCAGTGGATGACTTCTACGGAATCTCGGAAAACATAGACATCGCAAAAGGAAAATACGCTTACACTTCCTCATTTAGAAAAATGACAAGACAAGAACGCAGAAAATTAGCACTAAAAAAACGAAACAATGGCTGAAAAAAAGACAATTGAGTTAGACGTACAGAGTAATTTAGGAAGTTTAAGAAGCCAATTAAGAGAAGCACAAGCGGATGTAGCTGCAATGGCTGATAAGTTTGGTGCTACATCAAGAGAAGCAGCAGAGGCTGCAAAGAAAGCAGCAGAATTAAAAGATAAAATTGGGGATGCCAAGAACTTAACTGATGCATTTAATCCAGATGCTAAGTTTGGTGCATTGACTAAATCCTTAGGTGGTGCTATGGATGGATTCCAAGCGGTGCAAGGTGCAATGGGAATGTTTGGTGTTGAATCCGAAGACCTTCAACAAACATTACTAAAGGTTCAATCTGCAATGGCTTTATCTCAGGGGATTCAAGGGGTAATGGAGGCAAAAGATTCCTTTGTTCAATTAGGTTCTGTTGTTAAGGATTCATTCTCACAAATGACAACGGCAGGTAAAGCATTTGCGGTTACAGGTATTGGAGCATTAGTTACTGGAATTGGATTACTTATTGCCAATTGGGATGACTTACAAAAATCAATAGGTGGTGCGAATGAAACTCAGGACACATTCAATGATACATTAGGTGATTATAAAAAAGGTGCTGCGGATGCAATGCAAGCTACATCAAAGGTAGGTGCTGCATTTGAATTAGCAAGGGAGGGAGTTATAAGTAAAGAGGAAGCATTAGAAACATATAATAATACTTTAGGAGATACATTTGGAAGAGCGCAGGATATTGATACTGCGGAAAATCTATATGCTGCAAAAACGGATGCTTATATTAAATCTACTGCATTAAGAGCGCAAGCACAAGCATTATTTGCAAAAGCAGCGGAGGCAGCAGCAAAAGGTACTACTGCTGATTTGGAAGACCAAACAACAACATTTGATAAATTAGCATCAAGTGCTATCTCAAATATTTTTGGCGTTGTTAATGGTTATAATGATTTGCAAAATAGACAAAAGCAAAGAGTAAAAGAAACAAAAGATAATGCTAAACAACAACAGAATGCTTTAAATACTTTAGCTACATCTATGTTAAAGGAGGCAGAGTTGATTGAAAAAAATAACAACTTAAAAGTAGAAAGCACATTAAGGAGTAATTTCAAAAGCAATCAAAGCAATCAAGATACAAGAAACGATGATTTAGAAAATTTAAAAGAATATCAACAAGAAGCGGAGGACTTATTTAAGTCAGAATACGAGATAGCAGTTCGTAATGTAAAAGAAAAATATGATGCTCAGATTGAACTTGCTAAAAAATACAAAGAGGATACTACAACTTTAGAAGCGGCAAGAGCAAAAGAACTAAAAGACTTAGAAGACCATCAGATTGATACTACTCGTTTGGGAATGGAAAAGGTAGCTATGTTACAAGTAACACACCTTGACCATACCAAAGAAATGCAAGAGCAAGAGAAAAAAGGTTTGGTTGGTGTTGCTGAAGTAAAAGAAAGAATTTTTCAAAGGGGTAAACAATTAGACGAAGAAGAAAAGCAAAGGCAAAAAGACAAACTTGATTTAGCTTTAAAATATGCTCAAACGTTTGGTCAAACAATGGGTTCTTTAAATAACCTATTGAATGCACAGGATAGCGAGCGATTAAAAAGCGTAAAAAAAGGAAGCAAGGAAGAGGACGCAATCAAACGCAAGATGTTTGACCGTGATAAAAAACTTCGAATCGTACAGACAATAATTGATACTGCATCAAACGTTGTTAACTCGGTTCGAAATGGTGGAGGTATTCCAACAGGTATTCCATTTGGTATTGCAGCAGGGGCGATGGGAGCATTCCAAGTTGCAGCTATCAATAAAGTAAAATACGATGGAGGAGATAATACTGTACCATCATCTTCAGGAGGTGGTGGCGGAGCAGGAGGAGGTTCTGTTATGTCACCATCATTCAACGTTGTAGGTAATTCTGGCATCAACCAATTAGCACAGTTACAACAACAACCAACTAAGGCATATGTGGTATCAGGTGATGTAACATCTGCTCAGTCATTAGACCGAAACAGAATTGAAAATGCAACATTAGTTAAATAAAACGTTTTTATATTATGAAGTATGGATTTGTTTATTGTTGGACTAATATTATAAACGACAAAAAATATATTGGAAGTCATTACGGAAATATTAATGATTCATATATAGGTTCAGGAGTTTATTTTAAAAGAGCATATTTAAAAAATCCAAATAATTTTAAAAGAGATATTTTATATATAGGTAAAAATTACCAAGATATTGAAAAGTATTTTCTTGTGGAAAATAATGCACAATATAATGATTCATTTTACAATTTAAAAAATGAAAGCATAGGTGGATGGAAACACGTAAATATTGAAAAAAGAGGAATAGCTATTTCCAAAGCTAAAAAGGGAAAATACCCTGAACATTTGAGATATGATAAATTTGGAATTAACAATCCAATGTTTGATAAAAAACATTCTATCGAAACAAAAAATAAAATATCAAAATCAAGAATTGGTAAATCTAATTCAGATAAAAAAGTAATTGAATTAAGTGAAAATAAAATATTTGATTCAGTTACAAAATGTGCTTTACATTATGGCATAACTCAACCAACAATGACTGCATTAATTCGCAATGAAAAAATAAATAGAGGTAAATGCAAAAATAAAATATTTAGTTATGTATAAAATTATTGAGCTTATAATTGACGAGAAAGATTCAATGAGTGGAATTGACGCGGTGTCAGTAGTTCATTCACCTGCCATTGAGGAAAACTTTATTCATCTATCAAAACACGAAGTAGAGTTAAAAGAGATTGACCAAGAGAAACGTATCTTAATGGGTGCAGCTTTGATTCCAAACAAAAACATCTACCGAGTAAACGAAAAGAAAGAAGAATACTACATCTATTTTTCAGAGGACACGGTACGCAAAGCATCAGAGTTATTTTTAATGAACGCAAATCAGAACAATGCTACCTATGAACACGACAAAAAACTGAAAGGAATGTCAGTAGTTGAATCGTGGATTATTGAAGATGAGAAGCACGACAAATCAGTAAAATACGGATTCAGTTTACCAAAAGGAACTTGGATGATTTCAATGAAGGTGAACAACGATGAAGTATGGAAAGACGTTAAGGAAGGTAAAGTAAAAGGATTCTCAATTGAGGGTTACTTTGCTGACAAGTTAGAAATGTCTCAGATGACAGAGGAGGATATCATATTAGAAAAAATTAAACAAATAATATTAGAAGATGGCAAAATTTAAAACACCAAGTTACTCTTCACCCAAAGCAGGAAGCAGAAGAGGATGCCTTTGTGAAGATGGTAAATACTCCAAGAAATGTTGCGATGGAAGTTTACAAGCACAGGGCATAGGTTCGATTACAGGAACTGAAAATGTTACGGTAACAGTCAATGGCGGAACACGAACTATCGTGCGTCAGAACGGATAAAAATACAACAGAAATATAATAGAAACGTTTTATTAAAAAAAAAGAACAATGGGATTAAACGAAGTATTTAAGAAAGTAGCAGGTATTGAAAGCAATGCTACTGAGTTAACATCACACAAAGTAGAGTTAGGGTATTTACAAGATGTTCAAAAGAAAGCTGAAACTCAATTAAAAAAATATTCAGATATTCCAGAGTTATTTAAATATTGGCAATCAGTTTCTCAATGGATTACAAGTAATGAAGGTAAAATATCTAAATTTAAAGGAACTCGTTCTGCATATTTAATGGGTTTAAATGATATTATACCTGAATTAGAAAATAATTTTAATGAAATAGAAAATAAATTGAAATCAGTAGGACTAAATGCGATGGAAAATGCAGAATATAAAAAAGGATATACTGCATTAGTACAATTAAAAAACTTATTAATTGACCTAAAAAAAACAACGGATTTACCCCAATTTAAATAAAAACGAAAAATGAAAAATAGCACAATTAACAAAATCAAAGCACTTCTTGGAATGGAAGTTAGCTTAGAGCAAATCAAATTAGTAGATGGAGTTACCATCTTTGAAGCTGATGCGTTTGAAATGGATGCACCTGTATTCATCGTAACAGAGGACGAACAAAAGATTCCTGTTCCAGTAGGAGAATACGAATTAGAAGATGGACGTATTTTAGTAGTTATTGAAGAAGGAGTAATTGCTGAAATCAAAGAAGAAAAAGAAGAGGAAGAAATGCCAGAAGCACCTGAAGCGGAAGTTGAAGTTGAAGAGGAAGCTCCTGTTGAAGCATCAGAAGTAAAAACTGCTCCTAAGAAAACAGTTGAATCAATCGTAAAAGAAACATTCTTCTCAGAAATCGAAGCACTTAAAAACGAAAATATTGAATTGAAAGCTAAATTGGAATTGCTTTCTAAAGTTAACGAAGTTGCAGTTGAAGCAACCGAACTTTCAGAAGAGCCAAAACCAATCTCTTTTAATCCTGAAAACACGAATCCAGTTGAAATGATGAAGTTCTCAAACAAAAAAGCAAGAACAACATTGGATTCAATCTTTGAAAAATTAAACAAATAATTTATTAACTAATTAAATTTTAAAAAATGCCTACAACAACAAGCATCACTACAACTTATAGTGGCGAGTTTAGCGGAAAATACATCGCTGCTGCCCTATTATCTGCTCCAACATTAGAGCAAGGTGGAATGACTATTCACCCAAATGTAAAATACAAACAAGTAATTCAGAAAGTCGGTACAGATTCTGTGATTGCTAATGCATCATGCGATTTTTCCGCTACATCTACAGTAACATTAACTGAAAGAGTTCTTCAACCTGAAGAGTTCCAAGTTAACTTACAATTGTGTAAAAAAGATTTCCATTCTACATGGCAAGCAGCTGAGATGGGTTACTCTGCATTTGATGTTTTACCTAAATCTTTCGCTGATTACTTAATCGGATACGTTGCTGACAAAGTTGCTTCTTCTATGGAAACGACAATCTGGACAGGTGCTAACGCAACTGCTGGTCAATTTGACGGTATTGCTGTACAAATCGCTGCTGATGCTGCATTGCCATCTGCACAAGAGGTTGCTGGTACTACTGTTACTGCTGCAAACGTTGTTGCTGAAATCGGTAAATTGGTTGATGCTATTCCTGCTCGTATGTACGGACAACCAGACTTGAAATTGTACTTATCTCAAAACATCGTTAAAGCATATATCCGTGCTTTGGGTGGATTCGGTGCTTCAGGTTTAGGTGCTAACGGTACTAACAACCAAGGTACACAATGGTACACAAACGGTTCTTTGTCTTTCGATGGTCTTCCAATCTTCATGGCAAACGGTTTGGCTGCTAACACAGGTATCGCAACTACAACTTCTAACTTACACTTCGCTACAGGTCTATTGAATGACATGAACCAAGTTAAAGTTTTAGACATGGCTGACCTTGACGGTTCTGAGAACGTTCGTGTTATCATGCGTTTTACTGCAGATGCGAAATACGGATTTGCTGAGGATATGGTTACTTACGGAATCACAAACTCTGCTAACTAATCTTAACAGACACTAATTTAAAGGGGAGGTCAAATGCCTTCCCTTTTTTGTTTAACTTATAAAATATAAAAAAATGGCTTGTGATATCGCAAACGGTAGATTAGAAGTATGTAAAGATGCAGTAGGTGGAATTGATGCTATCTACTTCATTAACTTCGGAGACTATACAAGTATTACTTATGATGGTACAAACACAGATGTGATTGATACTGTTGCAGGTGTTTCTAACTTGTACAAATATGAATTAAAAGGAGCAAACACTTTTGACCAAGTAATTACTTCATCTCGTGAGAACGGAACAACTTTTGTTGAGCAAACTTTGACAGTTACTCTTAAAAAACAAGATGCTGTTACTCACAAAAATGTTAAATTGTTAGCTTACGGACGTCCTTACGTTGTAATTAAAAACAGAAACAATCAATTCTTCCTTGCTGGTTTAGAGCATGGAATGGAATTAACTACTGCAAACGTAATGAACGGTAGTGCGATGGGTGACCTAAATGGTTACACTTTGACTATGGTCGGCACAGAGAAACTGATGGCTAATCTAATTGATTGTTCAACAGAAACTGCTTTGGCAACTACTGTGTTTGGAGCTGCTACAATTGTAACTGCATAATACTTTTCTTTTCATAGCGTGATTGGGGAGGCTTCGGTCTCCCTTTTCTATTTTAAAACGTTTTCTTTCTTTTGTCGTTTAATAGGTATGATAGTATTAACAACATCAACTTCAGCTCAGACATTTAGTTTCATTCCGAGATTCGAGAATTACACAACGATGTCAATTACTGATGAACAAACAAATAAGACTACTTCAATAAGCATTACAAGTTCAACTCAGGGAGGCTATGTAAACACGGTTACTGCAACATTTGCACTTGTTGAAGGACATACATACACATTACTACTAAACAACGGTGCAACTATCTGCCATAAAGACAAAGTATTCTGCACAGACCAAACCATCAGTGCATATACTGTAAACGATGGTCAATACATTTCGAATCAAACAACAAACGAATTTATCGTATATGAATAACCTACACATATTAAACCTAAGTGCTTACACGACACCTGTAATTCAGGAATCGAAACGTGAGAATTGGGTGGATTTTGGCGAGAACAATGATTTCTTTCAATTCTTGATAGATAGACACACGAACTCCACAACGAACTCGGCAATCATTAACAACGTTGCACGTTTAGTTTATGGAAAAGGATTAAGTGCATTAGATGCCTCTAAAAAGCCAAATGAGTACGCATCAATGATGGCTTTGTTTAATAAGGATTGTTTACGCAAAGCAATTCTTGATAGAAAAATGTTAGGTCAATATGCATTCCAAGTGCATTACAACGATAAACACGATAAAATCATTAAGGCTTATCATATGCCTGTTAATTTACTTCGTGCTGAGAAATGCAATAAGGATGGCGAAATCGAAGGATATTACTATTCAGATGATTGGAGTGATACTAAAAATTACGTCCCTAAAAGATTTCCTGCATTTGGTACTTCAAAAGACAAAGTTGAGATTTTATATTTTAAGCCTTACGCTGTAGGCATGAAGTATTATGCATATCCTGACTATCAAGGAGCTTTACCTTATGCACTTTTAGAAGAGGAGATTGCAGATTATTTAATCAACGAAGTACAAAACGGATTCTCAGGAACAAAAGTAGTTAACTTCAATAACGGAGTTCCTACTGAAGAGCAACAAAGCGTGATTACTTCTAAAGTAATGAACCAACTCACGGGAAGTTTAGGTAAAAAAGTAATCGTTGCATTCAATGATAATGCTGAAGCTAAGACAACCGTTGAAGATATTCCACTTAATGAAGCACCTCAGCATTACACATACCTATCTGAAGAATGTTTACGCAAGATTATGCTTGGACATAACGTGACTTCTCCTTTGTTATTTGGAGTTGCATCTACAAATGGATTCTCAAGTAATGCAGACGAACTTAAAAACTCTGCTATCTTGTTTGATAACATGGTTATTCGTCCAATGCAAGAAGAGATTTTGGAAGGATTAGATTCAATTTTAGCATTTAACGGAATTTCCCTTAAACTATATTTCAAAACATTACAACCTTTAGAGTTTGTTGATTTAGAAAATGCACAAACTGAAGAGCAAGTTGCTGAAGAAACAGGAGCTGATGGAACTCAGTTAAGCAAAGTAAACACGGATTTAGAAGAAATCTTAAACAAGGTTGATTCTGATGTACTATCTGAAGAATGGGTTGAGGTAGATTCAAGAGAAGTTGCAGATGATGAAGATGAATTAGATAATGCTTTATTGAATGCTGAATTGGAATTAGAACCAAGCAAATCTTTGTTATCTAAACTTTATAATTTCATTAGTACAGGTAATCCAAAACCAAATCAAAAGAGTTCACAGGATAAAAAAGTAGGTGATTTAAAATACTTCAAAGTTCGCTATAGATATACAGGTAACAAAGCACCTGATAGAGATTTTTGTTCAGCAATGATGAGCAAA